GGAAAGCGGGGCCCGAGCTGTACGCTGACAAGCGTGTTGTACTGCACGGTCAGGAATATCCTGATTTTGGCGGTATGCGCGCTCGAAACGTGCAGGCGGGACCGTGGACCGTGAACTGCTCTCAGCAGATCATAGCCTCTGGCCATATGCGTGCGTTGTTTCGGAGGTTCCCAGACGTTTTCCACGTCACGACTCCGGAACAACTGGAATCGTTGCTCAACGGCCACCACGTCGTATGTGGTGACGTTACCGCGTACGACCGGTCTATGAGCCACGACGCTATCGACACTCCTTTCCGCATCGCGGCGGAGTACTGGGACGCGCGGTACGTGAAGATGGGCGCGACGTTGATGCACGCGCCTTACTACTCGCGACCGCTCGAGCTCGGTGGAGAACGGGGCCTGTTCGTGGGCGACCCACGCGACCCGATCAAGTACGCCGTCAACTGCGGCAACCGGTCCGGGCACGCTTGGACGTCGCTGATCGCTAAGGGCAACAAGGTGGTGGACGATTTGATTCGCTTCCATCATCTCGGCCACCCCGTGATCGGCAACGTGCTGTCCTGGCTGCGAGGTGAACAGATGATCAAGATCCTCAACAACGGGGATGACATGGTCAACTACTCGACCTCCGAAACCGCTATTGACCACGTCAGGAAGGCGTTCGCTGACCCCAAGAAAGGTCACTACCTCGTGAAGGAAGAGGTGGGCCAGGTCTACTCTGGCTACATGCTGATCCGCGAGTCCGCGGACTCGTTGACCTACAAAGCTCGAGCACGCCTTTACTCCGGTGTGGAGAAATTCACCGTGCCGGAGAGGTCCGCCGGTTCAACGCACCGGCAGTTCTGGCCCGTCGGCATGCTGACGCGGATCAACAGGCTCGACCCGAACGAGAACCCGGGAAATGGTGAGCTCTGGGACATCGTGACGCGGTGCTGGTCCAAGAACCTGGGCGCTACGCACGGCGAGCTGATCTCACTCATCATGGCCGCGGTCGAAACCATGCCTCTCGACTTTGCGGGTCGGTCACGAGCCGACAGCGAAGTTCTGGACGATCCCGAGAAGATTCACTACAAGTGGCTTCCCGAGGAGTTGTCCGAGGACGTTCGAAACGCCATCACCTCGCAGATCACGTACGGTGAGTACGCTCACCTTGTCAACACTTATTACGGCGGCGCCGTAGTGGAGAATCAATATGTCCATTGAAGAACGAAACGGGTTGCAACTGATGGCGCCTGGCTCCTTTAGCCAGGCCGCCATCGAGCAAACCGCCGACGACGTGAAGGTACGACTGAGCGAGCTGCTCAAGAGCTCCGAAGTAGGCTTCGTCGCCAGCCTGAGGCTGGGGACTCGACCCGTGTTCCTGTTCACCGACGGAACGCTGCGCAACTCCGCCACCTCGGTTGCCACCAACGACAAAGGGGAGGAGGTGATCACCGTCTTCCCGAAGGTCGCGGTGGCGGAACCCGG